GCCGCTTTGGTAAACCATCACGGGAAAGCCCGGGGTCATCGAACCTGGAGAGACGCCACCATCGAATTCCAGGGCTTGCGTCGTCGAATAGTTCGTCACGATCGATGTGAGAGAGCTGGTGCCCGTCGCGCCGGACGCTCCGAAGAAGACCGGCAGCGAGCCATTGAGAGTCAGAGACGGGGCGGCGCGCATTGGAATTTCCAGCGTCAAGCCGAGGCGGCTTGCGTTCGACGAACTGCCCGCGATGCCGAGGAATTTCGGATTCGTTATCTGCAGGAAGTAGCGGACGCAGAGAGCTGATTCGATCGCAACAGGCCTCAACTCCGGCGCCGGCGGATTGGCATTAAGCCCGGTCGCGAGTCCGTTCGTGACGCGGATATCGCACTCGGCGATCTGGACCGATTTTCCGGATGATCCGAAATTGTTTCCGAAGTCGAATGCGATCTCGAGCCCGTTGTAGGACGCGGCATTGGCCTGGAAGGTGTACGAAACAAGCGTCCACGCCGAGGTCGCGCAGGCCTGCAGCGAGACGGCGTTTACGTCCGCCGTTATCGAGGCGTAATTGTCCTGTGAACTCGGCCTGTTAACGGTGAGCTTCGGCGTGATGCCGCTGCCCGTATTGTTAAAGACCTGCGCCTGTACTGTGACAGTCTGGCTGCATAAGGCCGCCGCCATCAGGCTCTCTATACGTTGCTTGACGATGAGACCGGTGACCGAGCTGGCCCCCGTGACCTGCAAGCTCGCCTTGGTGAGCAGCCGGCCGCCGGCTTGCGCGGCCGTGACGCTCGCGCCCGTCGGCAATACGATCCAGCCGTCGGCGGTGTAGGCGCCGGACGTCGTGGCGGTGAGCCCGGACGTACCGCGCTGCCAGATGTCCATCGTGCCGTTGCGGAACTTGTTGAGAAAGCCGCCGGCGATCTCCGACAACCGCGCGGCCGGCCAACCGCCGGCCGTCGTGCCGTCCTGCACCACAACACGATTATTGGTGGCGTCGACGTCGATCTCGCCGGCGGCGCCCGTGAAGGCCGCCATCTGCGATTGCGTACCGCGGCGAAATTGAACCTGTACGGCTGTGGTCATTTGTTTACGCGGCGCGCGCGCCGCCCTCCACGGGGCCCTATTGCGCGTTGCGCAATGAAGATGCCCCTTCCCGCTCGAGCGCCGCTTTAGACCGCGCCGAGGTCGACGTCGTATCCAACCATGAGAACAAGAGAACCGCCGAAGTCATCGCTTACAGCGGGCGTGGAGGTCACCGAGCCCAGATCGAGCGAGCTTGCGGTCAACATCGCTTCGGCAATCGGGTGGTCCACGCCGCCACCGGTCGGCGTATAGGTATAGGCGGTGCACGATGACAGCGCTTCGACGCCGCCGCCAAACACATTGAACGACTGGAATTTCAGATAGAGCGTCTGGCCGATATATTGCGGCGGCAGGTCGTATTCAAAGATTGCATTATCGAGCCGCGCAAACGGCGCGCCGGAAGAATGCGCGGCGAGCCCCGAATTGTAGAGCCCGCGGTAGAGCGTCGTCAGCGAATAGTGGTTCGCCGAAGTCAGTGCCGCCGTCTGGTAAGAAATGAGCTCCGAATTGACGATGCAGAGCGTATTCCCGAGCGCGGCATCCGCCGCACTGCCGCTCGACAGCACGCCCCCGCTTTCGGCGAGGTTTATAGCGAGCGTGTCCGCCGTATCCGGATTGGTACCGGTAAACAGCGGCAGCGATGCGGTGATCGTGCCCATACGGGCCGGCTGGCTGATCGTACCGACTTGGCTGTACGAGGTGCCATCGAGCGAAAGCCAAACATTGCAGCCGCCCCAGTTGGGGTCGGCGGTGCCGCCGGAGCCGCCCGACACCGCGATCCACACCTGCGGCGTTGCACCGACAAGCGAAGCCGGCGGCTCAAAGATGATCGGCGTGTTGGCGGCATCCGGCGTGACGTTCCGGTCGATCGGGTTGTTGACGACCGGTTGCGTCGGATAGAGCGTCGCGGTTGCCACCCCCAGCGGAAATTCCTCCGCGGTCACGCTCAAGAATCCATTGTCGTCCTCCTCGACTTCGGTGATGCGGATCGGCGTATTGGTCAGACCCAGGATGGTGTCACTCACCGTCACCAGGTCCATCGGATCGAGCAGGCAATATTCCCAGGACAGGCGGAATTTGTAGGTGTTGCGGATGTAAACGGCACGCTGCACCATGAGCTGGCCGGAGATCGCCGCTACGTTGTAATCGCAGATCTCGTGAGCGGTGACGGTCGGCGCGATGCGCATACCGTACAGCTCGATCGCGTTCTGATCGCGCGATTCGATCGTTGTCAGATTGTAGGCATTGCTGCGGTCGGCCGCCTCGAGGCGCCACACGTTATAGGCCGCATAGGGATCGGAACGCGAAACCTGCAACGGATCTTCGTTGTCTTCGACCTTGAAGTCGTCATCATTGAGATTGTAGATCGGCGTCACATTCGGCGTGTAAGTGACGCCATTGCCGCTTATGGACGAATCGCCGTAGGGAATGAAGCGCAGCAAGCCCCCCGACCAGACGGCCACCGTGTTGGTCAGTTGTAGCCAGCGCGTCAGGATTGAGGACGCCTGCTCCTGATCGACGAGACAAGGCGACAGCGCCAGGCCGGTCGCGCGGCAATAGGTCTGATAAGCCGCATCGGCGCCGCTCTGTGTGAACAGCGTCGTCGCGTCGATGCTGCCGCCCGGGAAGCCGACGCCGAATTGCGCGTTGGTCAGAAAATCGCTGATGCACAGCGCGGGGTCGGCATCGACAAAGGAAAAGCCCGAGCCTGTGCCGACCTGGTCCAGAGAATTAAATGCCAGCTGTCCATAGCCGCTGCCGTAGCGCAGCCCCTGCACCTCGAAGTTATGATTGTCCAGCGTGGCGTTGTCACCGAGGCTGTAGTTCTCCGCCGCAATATAGGCGGTGCCCTCATAGCCCAGCGCCTGCGACGGATAGGCCGCGGCGACATAACTCCATGGCGCCTGCGGATCCGTTCCGGCAAACAGCGACAGCCCGAGCCCTGCCAGCGTGTGGACCGATTGGCCCTTCCAAATCTGATTGATGCCGGTGATCGCCCCCTCGCACAGCGCCATGATGACGGATGCGCTGTAGGTCGTCTCGCCCTGGCCGCTGCTGAACAGGCCTCCCTTGCCGCCGCTATTGGCATAGTTGGTGATGAAATCATTATACCAGATGATGTTGGGGGCGAGCTTCGACATCCCCCACACGATCGGAATCGGCAGCGTGTTGACTGCTGTCTGGATCTGCAGCCCGGTATAGTCCGGCGTCGTGACCGGCTGACTGCCGCCGAAAAGACCGCTCATGATTTGCCCGCACGCGCGCGATTGCCGCCGGCCGATCCAATCGCGCTCGCGTGGATCGGTTTGCTCCAATAACTAAAGAAACGCGGCTTGCGCGCCGGATCGGACAGCGGACCGCTGCGGGCGACCTCGTCTTCGACGACGCGCCGTGCCGGGTGATAGGCATGCACGATCGCGAGCGGCGCCACCGCCGTGACGATGCCGCCATGCGAGTAGCAACGCCCGAAGCGAAGTACCATGACGTCGCCGGGCTTCGGCTTTTCAATCTCGCAACAGCGGTCGAACACAAAACCGAGATAGCGCTCCTCGCTGCGGTGCAGATGCCAATCCGCCGGATAAGGCCTTGGATCGAACGGCTCGCACAGGCCAGCGTCGACAAACACGCGGACCATCAGCATGCCGCAGTCGACGCCCGTGCCTTTGATGTCGGCACAGTTGTGATACGGCGTACCGATCCAGGACCGCGCTTCGGCGACGATAGCCGCGCGCTGTTTCGCTTCGACATCGAGCATGTCAGATCGCCATCTGCGGGGGCGGTACGTAGGGGAAGCCGCGAAAGTTCGCCAGATTCGCAAATCGAGCCTGACACGTCGCTGCCGTGCGATCGCAGCCGTAATAGACAGTGAAGCCATCGCCCGCCGCCGGCGCACTTTCCAGTGGATAGAGCAGCTTGAGCGAACCGCCAGCCGTGACCGATCCCACCGTCGCCGTGACGCCGGTATTCACACCGGATGTAAACGTGATCGAACCCTGCTGGAAATTCACGCTCGCGCCTGACCAATTGATCACCGACGCCGTGGAGCCGGCGCCGACCGTGCCGCTTGTGCCGAACGCATTCTTCACCAGCGTGCAGCCGGAATCGTAGAGTGTGTGGAGACAAGTCGGCTGATAGATATTTCGCGGCATGTCGATATCGAGCAGCACCAGATCGGAATTGACATTGAGCTTGGCGCTGGTTCGCCCGATTTCGTCGATGACGCCGAGCCGACCCTTGAACAGCAGAACCGATCCGATCGCCGTGCCGCCGATCCGGTCCGAGAAGAAGATGCGGTAACGGACGATCTCGGCACCGTCGAACGAGCCGTCGCGCAGCGCTTGCAGGAACGGCGCACCGGCGGTGATGGTGTCGGTCGAGCGCGCCGCGATCGTGATCTGCTGCCGGTCGACCTCAAGGCCCGCGGCCGCCCGGTATTTTAGGCCATTAATCAGGATTGAATTGCCGAGGTACGTGTTGCCGTTGTAACTGAACGTCACCTCAACATTGGTGTAGCAGAGCACGAGGCCGGTACGCAGCGTGACGGTGAAGGCATCCGCCATCAGCAGCGGCACATCGGGGTTTGCGCGCGCGCTATTCAGATAGGTAACGAGCGCGGCTGAGGTCGGCTTCATGGCTTAAGGCTTCACACTGCGGAATTTCATGCTGTCGAGCCGCCACAGGTTCGACATGAACTCCTCGAAATCCATCCGGTCGTCGAGGAAGCGGCAGTTGAACGCGTAGGAAAAGTCCGCGGATATTGTCCGGCTGCTTCCAGGCGCGCCGCCGAACGTCAGCGTATTTGGCGCGGTGAGGCTGTAGCTGCTGGCGGACTGGACTACACCGTTGAGATAGACATTGGCGATGCCGGTGACCCAGCCGGCAGGCTCGAGGAAACCGCCGAGCGAGCGCATCATCGTGAACGACGTCGTCGTGCCGTCGCCGGTGGCGAAAGCCTGTGCCGC